TGATATCGATAAAAGTCTGGACGCTGGGAAGCCCGTTGTTATTGGCATACTCCATAGGGGTTCTCTTTCTGCACCTACTGGTGGGCACATGTGTGTTGTGATTGGTAAGACACCAGATGGTAAAGGTTATTATGTCAATGACCCATATGGTTCATTAAATGATAACTATACTGGTCCCGTGACTAACGGTAAGAAAACAATTTACACCAAAGCAGTTCTTAAGCACCGTTGGTGTCCAGGAGGCAACGATGGATGGGGCAGAATCTTCGACTAGATTTAAAGCAAAAATGCTTAAAGTGATAAAAGATCTTACAAATAATGGTAAGCATATAGAAGCAAACGAACTTTATCAACGTTATTTCGGAGACAACAATGGCAAGAATCGATCTACATAACTTCTTCAAGTTTTATGACGAGAAGAATCCTAACCATGTCAAAGCAGTGCAGTGGTTGGAAGATAACCTCCCAGTCAAGTATCTAGAGGATAATATTGATTGGGCGGAGATTTATAGAGGAAAAAAGACTAGTGCTGCACCAGCATCTTCCCCAGCTGCTGCAGCTCCTGTGACAGGTGGTGATGATGTCCCAATGATGGGATTAAAATTAATTAAGGAGTTTGAGGGATGTCACTTAAAGGCATATCCTGATCCTCTTACTGGAGGACTTCCAATCACAATCGGTTGGGGATCAACTCGTAAAAAAGATGGGTCTCATTTTAAACTTGGCGATACACTAACACAACAAGAAGCAGATCAACTTCTTATCGAACAATGTAAGAATGAATTCCTTCCTGCTTTGCGTAAAATCCCACATTGGAATGAAATGTCAGATGGAAAAAGAGGCGCTCTGCTCAGCTTTGCTTATAATCTTGGTGCCGGTTTTTACGGTGGTGATAACTTTAATACTATTACTAAACGCCTGAAGAATAAAGAGTGGGACTTAGTTCCCGATGCGCTTTATCTCTACAGAAATCCTGGTTCAAATGTAGAAGCAGGTCTTGCTCGTAGAAGAAAAGCAGAAGGTGAAGCTTGGAAAAAAGGTTAACCTCAAACTAAGGAACAAATGGAAACACCAAACAAAAGAGAGAAAGGTATGAGTACTGTTATACGTATTGCGATTTTGGGTTGGTCTGCTGCTCTTCTTACTGCTAGTTATGCTGGTGCTCTATCTAAGATGGACCCAACGTTTATTGCTACTGTCTTCACAGCATCTGCTGCCACTTTTGGTATTAATACGATGAAGAAAGGTGGTGACGATGATGAGAAGAAAGAAGAAGAACCACGTAGAGAAGTGGTAGTAGAACCTACTCCAGAACCACCAGCACCTGAGGTTGCTGCTGCAGAACCAACTCTTGAAGAAAGAGTTGAAGTATTAGAAGGTCAAGTACAACCTCGCACAGGTGGAGCATAATGTCTAAGTCAGCAAACAAAGGTAAAAAAGGTTCAGCAGGTTCTGCAAATAATAAAAAGCAGAATTCTGGCAATGCTAACGCTAAAAAAGCGAAGAATGGTGGCAAGAAAAAATGATTGATTTGATTGCTTTTATGATAATTGGATATGTTGAGGTAAGTCCTGGACAATGCCAAATTGATTATCTTCGTTACAATGAAGTTCATTCGCTAGTAATACCGTGCCAAGAGAATGGAACACTCCTAAAAGGGAGTGTTGGAATGCTCCCATCCATAAAATACTCCAAGCAGTAGATAATCACACCCGTCTTTATATGGAGACGGGTGATTTTTGGCATGAAGAACAGGCCCAGATCTTGAGAAAGTATGTAAAAGATTTGAAAGTCTGGATTCACAAAGAAGAAGGTTGGTGGAACGAATGAAAAAGTTATTCACCTCAATTGGTTTAGTTTTATCCTTAGCATTTCCTGCTATAGCATCTTCATTAGAACCAAAGCAACCAACAGTAAGACCTTACAGTGCAGAGGCAATGGGTTGTATGATTCTCTTAGAATGCACTGAAGGTGTGGAGAAACTTACTGTAGATTCTGAACTATTAAAGGATCCAGATTTTGATCCATTTAGAGAAGAACTAAAAAGAATTATTGCTGCTCTTGACAGTGTGAATGTTCCTGTATATGTTGCAGAGGAAAGATACTTTACACCAAGAACAGTAGGATTATATAAACCAAATTATAATCGATTTTTTGTAAATGAAACTCTCTTAAAAGATCCTAGAGAGTTTTTAGGAACAATGAGACACGAAGGATGGCACGTTGTTCAAGATTGTATGGGTGGTGGATTAAAAACATCATTTATGGCACAAGTTCATCAGGATAGCGAAATACCTGCTTGGGTTATGAAGCAGACTAGATTAACTTATGAGTCTATGATGCAAAGTCGTGCTATTCCTTGGGAAGCAGATGCGAACTGGGCAGAAGAACAATCAAATGTGACTGCTGAAAAGTTGGAGATGTGTTCGAAGGGTCCTCTATGGGAACAAATTCGTCCTACACCAATGACTATGGATTGGTTGATTGGTTGTGGATGGATGAAACCACAAGAAGGTAAGTATCCTTATTATCCAAATAAAAAAGTAGAATATTGTACGGAAGGTAAGTATTGATGGATTTTCCCTGGGGAGTTGTTATAATATTATCTTGCGGTCTTGCCTTTACAGCATACTGCATTTACTACATATTAAATCTAGCACATAAGGAGATGAACGATGAAGCATTTAAGTCTAATACTATCACTCACAAGTCTGACCATTAGTGGAGCACTTTGTTATGGTGCTTATGTAACATATAAAAAAGCAGAAGCAATTCTAAACAATCCAGAACAGTTTGTTGGAAAGGTTGTTGAGACTCAAGTTAATAAAGCATTTGAAAAATTACCTGTTCCTAAACTAAATACTGAGAAGTTCAAATTACCATTCTGATGAATAGAGACCCATATATTTACAGAATTAAGTCTGTAGCAAGAGTAGTTGATGGCGATACTATAGATGCGTCGATAGATTTGGGATTTGATATAAGTTTAGAAAAACGTATTCGTCTTGCTGGCGTTGATACTCCAGAAAGTAGAACGACTGACCTCAAAGAGAAAGCAATGGGTCTCGAATCAAAAGAATGGTTGAAGAAAAAACTTGAAGGTGCTAAAGACATAATTATTAAGACCGAACTTCCAGATAGTACGGAGAAGTATGGACGTATTATCGGACATTTGTTTATCAATGGACAGGAAACTTCTTTGAATAATCAGATGATTAATGAAGGATATGCTCTTGCATATGATGGGGGCACAAAAGATAAGAACTTTGATGTTCTTAAAGAAATTAGAAAAAAATGATTTACTTTAATATTGTTAGATTGTTTATAATCATCTGGGCAGCACTTATGATTTCTGCTGTGGAATCTGTTGCTATTAAAACAGAAGGTCAAGTAGAACTTGAAAGCACAAGCAGAGATGCATATGCAAAAGTTCTTGTGCTTGCTGTTGGTTCTTTTCTTGGTGATGCTGCCTTTAAATTAAAGAAAAAAGAGGTGTTAAAAAATGACACAGACGATAGTAAAAAGTGAGGAAGAAAAAGAAATTAAACAAAAAAAAGTCGAGAAAGATAACATCTTCCTCGACATACTTTATAATCTTGTAGTTCAACTTCCTGTGATTGCAGTTACTTGGGTAATATCTAAAATTAATTGGGATTAGATTGATAAACGAGCAGATAGTTTCTTAGCAATTTTTTTAGCAGGGGCAAAGAGAGGTTTAAATCTTTCCTTGCCTTCTTTTGTAAATTTATCTTTTATTATATCATCAATAATAATTTTGTTATCAATCTCATAGAGAGCATTGATTTCAACTTGATCTCTAATATACTGCTCTACATTGGTCACTTGTTCTACAAGCCTTGTTCCATCTGCAGAGTACTCAAAAATATCAATGTGACCACCCTCAGACATTACATAATGAAGGACTGGTTTTACCTGTTTGATTTTAATTTTAAACTTATTTTTTGTTGCTTCTTTAATTAAAGGTTCAGCAGCATTCTTTAATGCATTTAGAACTGTAGTTGATGCAATAGTTGCAGCAGTTGTGACTACTGCGACAGCACCAGCCGTAGCAACAAGAGAAGGGTCAGGTAAATTAATATTGATTCCACCGACAGTAAAGGTAGGTTGAGGTTTATCTGCTGGAACTTCTACAACTGGTGTAGGTGTGGAAGTTTGAGTGGGGGGGATTTGAACGACTGAAGGCAGTTGAGGTGGGGGGGTAGTATCTGGTAACCCTCTTGTTTTTTCCTGTTTTTCTTGTGCTTCTTTGTCACGCTCTGCTTTTACTGCAGCATCAAATTCTGCTTGAGTCGGAACATTAATAACTGGATACTTAATTGCAGTATTTGGAACATCAACAACAGGAACTTCAAGACCACGAACAACTGGTTGTTCAACAATACGAATTGTTGGTCTGTCTATAGTTGAAATTACAGAAGGTCCATCAATTCTATTAATGTTTGCATTAGGTATGTTAATCGGATTATTTCCGTTTATTGGTCTTAAATTTGAATTATCAATTAGTTTTATTGGTTCCATTCACTACATCCTCAACTCTTGGGTATTTCACAACAACATCTGCACAAACTTTGTAGTAAGGACTATCAGGGTGGAACATCACTCCATTCTTATATGCTTCACCACACTTTAATAATCTAACAAGTTCAAAATCTAATCTTGCTTTGTCTGCTTCTGCTTGTTGTCTAGCAATTTCAGTTTCTGCTCTTCTTTTACATAAACTCATTAAATCACCATCTAATGGAATATTAAGACCTGCAGAAATACCCCAGTTCCCGTTACGAGATGCAAACGTTTCTGGGTCATCACTATTGTTATTACTACCCATTAAAAAGGGAGACACTGAGAACGTCGCTCCTTGACAACTAATCCCCGACCCGTAGGTATTAAGTGCGTATGGACCCTGCAATACCTGAACCGCCTGGTTAGTGACGTTTCCAGTAGCACTAGCAGAAGGACCAGCAATATTGGTATTGCTGGGTGCAGGAGTACTTTGTGCGAATGCAGTCCCTGTTGAGATTATTGTGTAAAGACAGAGATTGATGTAGTGGTTGATTGAGTTTCTGTGGTGCGATCTATCCATGTTTCTTTTGCCACTCCAGGTCCGAGATAGGTTTCGCTGAACTGGAATGGAGCACCTTGAGTCATAATACTATAACTGGCACCTCTCTGAGGAACGCCAGGTATGTTTATGTTCGTACCAGTTACAGTATAAGATTCACCAGTTGTATATTCAACTTGACGAATAGTTTCTATGATTTTTGTTGTTGATTCTGTTGTTGCGTTAATCGTACCTCTGGTAAAATTAGGCACAACACTATTAGCATAAGCAGGAGTACAAATGACTCCCGCCGCTAAAAGCAAAGCGGGAGTTATGTGTCTCATTTGAATACGCTTAATTCAATAGATCTTTGACCCGTTGCAGTGGTTCCAGCACCACCAGCAGTAACGGTTGGAACGCCAGTGGTTGATAAAGAACCTGCAAGAGTTCCTTTCTCACCACCAACCTGAGTTACACTATCTCCATAGAGATTTGGTGAATCAATTGTTCCTTGATTGGAACGAGTTTGAGTAGTAACAGAAGTATCGGCAGCATTAATACTTTCCGAGAAACTAAATGCTTGACCTGGAGTATTGATATCATAGGTTCCAGCACCACCTACACCACCAAATGATGTGGATTGAATGTTGGTTCCTGAGGCTGAATATGAAGCACCGATTCTGGTTGATTGAACTGCAGCACCATCAACTTTCAATTGTACGGAGTCAGTGATTTTTGATGTAATTTCAGCAGCATTAACTGGGATTGCGAAGAATAACGAAAAGGCTAATAGAAGTCTTTTCATTTTCTTTTGTTGTGACAAACACTATTGTTATTTAGGAGATTGTCTCTACCCGAAGGGCTTGACACGGACGGCAAACCGTAGTATGATAAATACATAAACAAATGTTACGGATTTCTCATAATTCTTAACATTGTTAAACTCTCACTAACCGAGACCTATGGGGAGTATAAACACGTCTCTCATATCCGCACTGGAGGGTGGTGCGGAGCATAACGATACCAGTTCGTCCCCCGAACTCTTATCTAACACTCTTAAAAAAATGACTGCTACAATTTCACAACAACGACAATCGAATATTTGGGAACAGTTTTGTAACTGGGTAACTTCAACCGATAACCGTCTTTATGTCGGTTGGTTCGGTGTTCTGATGATTCCTTGCCTACTTGCTGCTACCACTTGCTTCATTATTGCATTCATCGGTGCTCCCCCTGTGGATATCGATGGCATCCGCGAACCCGTTGCTGGTTCTCTGATGTATGGAAACAACATCATCTCTGGTGCTGTTATTCCTTCGTCCAACGCAATTGGACTGCACTTTTACCCCATCTGGGAAGCTGCTTCCCTAGATGAGTGGCTCTACAACGGTGGTCCTTTCCAACTCGTTGTATTCCACTTCCTCATCGGTATCTATGCTTATATGGGTCGTGAGTGGGAACTCTCTTACCGTCTTGGTATGCGTCCTTGGATCTGCGTTGCATACTCTGCACCTGTTGCTGCTGCTTCTGCTGTATTCCTGGTCTATCCTTTCGGTCAAGGTTCTTTCTCTGATGCGATGCCTCTGGGTATCTCTGGTACTTTCAACTACATGCTTGTGTTCCAGGCAGAGCACAACATCCTGATGCACCCCTTCCATATGCTTGGAGTTGCTGGTGTCTTTGGTGGTTCTCTGTT